GGCAATAGCAGAAGCTACGTAACTTAATCTAACGTTACTGAGGTTGTAGACACCGAAAGTCAGAAGTCTACTAGTTCTACATGGAGCCTAGTCCTCTGTAGATACGAATATACTCTAGGATTTGCTGGAATAGCTCATCTGGTAGAGCAATTGTTTTGTACTCAATAGGTGGTGGGTTCGAGTCCTGCTTCCAGCACCAAATTTTGCGGAGATAGCTCAGTTGGTAGAGCGTTGTCTTGATAAGGCAAATGTCACTGGTTCAAGCCCAGTTCTCCGTACCAAGTTTCCAGAAGATTGCAAGTATTTGTTCATAGCGTGATTAATCCATTGGATTATGTGCTATAATCTTCTCAATTAATTTACTGCATTCATCTATCGGTTAGGATAACGGGTTTTCATCCCGTAAAGGGGAGTTCGATTCTCCCATGCAGTACCAAATATGGATTGTTGGCTGAACGGTTAAGGCAGCGGATTGTAAATCCGCCATCCCAAGGGATATTAGTGGTTCGAATCCATTGCAATCCACCAAATATTGGCATATAGCTCAGTCGGTAGAGCGTTTGACTGTTAATCAAAATGTCCGTGGTTCGACCCCACGTATGCCAGCCAATAAGTTCCGATAGCTCAACTAGGCAGAGCAGTGGATTCCAAATCCGAAGGTTGGAGGTTCGATTCCTTCTCGGTTCGCCATATAAGGAGATATTATGAATATCGAAGGTTCAGGATACGCAGAGAAGATTCCTCGTATCTAATAAATTAGGGTGGTTGGCAGAGAGGCCGATTGCAGAGGGTTGCTAACCCTTAGGCTACTTACGTGGTCCGTAGGTTCAAATCCTACACTACCCGCCAAATAAGGAAACGTTAGCCGAGTTGGTCTAGCGGCAGCTGTTTTGAAAGCAGAAGGCTCAGAGATGGGTGTGTGAGTTCAAGTCTCACCGTTTCCTCCAAATACAATTTCCGTTTTTAGGCTAGTCAGGTCAAGTCACTCGGTTTGGGGCCGAGAGCAGCAATGCATCGTAGGTTCGAATCCTACAGAACGGACCAATTTTAACATAAGGTGAATTATGACATTACCAGCTTCAGGTGCTATTTCGCTATCTCAAGTTAATACCGAATTAGGCAGGTCAGCTACTGCTTCAATTAACATGAACGATTCAGCAGTTCGCACCTTATTTGGTGCAGGTGGTTCAGGTACTGCCATTAGTATGAGTCAAGGTTGGGGTAAGGCTAATCAGTTCGCTTTCTCTTTCTCTGGTGGTGCTAATATCGATTTACGTTCCTTAGCTGTGGCTTATGGTTGGAATGGTACGTCCAAAGTTGTTGCTACAAACACTGGCACAATTTATTCAAATTCTACAGGTTCTGCTGCACTAACTATTAGCGGCTCATTTCCAAACGGGGTGCAATTAATTAATAACAGCACAATTATTGGTCGAGGTGGTAATGGTGGTAATGGTTCAGCTATGACTGGTACAGCTGTTCCAACCAGACCTGTTGCAGGAACCGCTGGCGGTAGTGGTGGTCTAGCTTTAAGCGCCTCTGTAGGTGTCAGCATTACAAATAATGGAACAATTAGTGGTGGCGGCGGTGGCGGCGGTGGCGGTGGCGCTATCGGCTTAGGTAACGGTAAGAGCTTCACTTGGGGTATGGGTGGTGGCGGCGGTGGCGGCGGCATTGGTAACTCTTCAGGCGGTGCTGGAGGTGTCTGTACAACTACTAGTAACTATAATGGTTCTGCTGGCGGCGGCGGCACAACTACAGGCGCTGGCGGCGGCGGCGCACCTGGTGATTGGAACGGTATAGGTGGTGCTGGTGGTAGCGGAGGTAGTTATGCTTCTTCTGGTGCTACAGGTCAAACTGCTTCTAACGAGGGTGTAAATGCTGTAGGAACTTTTGGAGCTATTGCTGCTCCACTCGGAGGCGGTGCAGCTGGTGCTTGTACATCAGGCAACGGAAACATCACTTGGTTAGCCACAGGCAATCGTTATGGCGCTTTAAATTAAGGATTATATATGAATATTAAACACGAACTTATTTCTTTTCATGCACCAACTGGTTCTATGCTTGTTAGATACTTTAGCGATGAAGTACCAGATGGTTTAGCTTACAATATTGATATTCCACTTGAAAATGGAAGTTTTGTAGGTCAGGAAAAGATTGATGAGCTTATCGAAGCTATGAAACCTATTGGACAGCTGGAGCGTATTGCTGCATTACAATCTGTAGTTATCCCCGAAACATTAGCTGCGCTAATTCCTCCAGAAACTGTGATAGTCGATGTAAACGAAGAACAGCCGATTATTGAAGGTACAGATGTACCACCAATTGAGTAAGGGTACTATGTTAGACCAATCTAAAATTGCGTTTCCCAAGTTTGTATTTACAGTAGATGGCTGTACTATTAACACATTCCACATTGAAAAAGCTGGAGAGGGTCACCCAAAGCATGAACACACTTATGACCATGTTACTCAAGTCCACAGTGGGAAACTTCTGGTGACTATGGCACACACTACTTTTGAGATGACAAAAGACACTAAACCAGTATGTTTTCCAGCTAACCAATGGCACGAACTGGAGGCACTTGAGCCTGAAACAGTTTTCTGTAATGTTTTTGCATTAGGAAAAGATACTCCAAAATCTTCAGATATGTGATTTACTTTTAATGCTGAATGTGATATAATTTGCCCTTTAAATACTGAAAGGAAGCAATGTTCACATTTGGCAAAAAACCTAAGATTGAATTCCAATGCTTAGTCGAAGGCGTAGATAGAATTATGCCAATCACAAGTGCAAAAGATTCGATGCCTACGTGGGTCTATAGTGCAAGAGAGGATTTTATCAACTCTCGTCAAACACATGATTATCGATTTACAAAACAAAGTCATATTGCAAAATGTCCCGGCATCTTTTCCTTAATGCGTAAAGGCTGGATATTAAAAACATGGCAAGATATTGTAATTGAAACGAACGGCAATCTTGACTCTTTTAGCTGGTCTACACCAATTAACCAGAAAGCTACAAGTGTTGGTGTAGATTATGTAGATTTTCATAGCTCAGTTAATTTCCGCAATTACATGCAGAATTGGCCTAAGGATACATTAAATTGCATCATAAAGATACAATCCCCGTGGGTAGCCAAAATACCTAAAGGGCATTACTTATTAGAGTTGCCTGTACCTTATGCAGACGAGAATAGGTTTACAACGCTTTCTGGAGTATTTGATTGCGACCACGGGCCAGCACCGTTAAATCAACAATTACAGTGGCACGTAACAAACGGTAAAACTTTAATAAAAGCTGGAACACCTTTAGCGCACTATCTACTTTTAGATAAAAAAGATGTAGATTTTATTAACACCGTTAAACAAGATAAGTCAGACGATTTTATAACAAGGTCTTTAGCTGTAGCTAACAGATTTAATCCAAATTATAAAGACCTTGTAAAAATTTTCAGCTAAATAAACCATAAAAGCCGTTTACTTGACTTAAACAAGCAGCGGCTAAAAATTTAAATGGAGCTGCAATGCCGTTAGCGATTTTAGCAGCAGCTAATGCAGCTGTATCGGCTATCCAACAAGGTTGTGAATTATACAAAGAGTATAAAGGCACAGTAATGAAAGCTAAGAAAACCTTTGATGAAGTCAAGGGTATTTCTAAAGAGGTTACTAGTGTCTGGAAATTTATATGGAATAAGTTATTTCCGAGTAAAAAGAAACAACAACCTAAAGTAGTTGATTTAGCATTAGATAAAATAGACAAGACACCTATTGCCGAACGAAAAACACCAGATTATGCTCAAATAGATGAATTGTCTATTACCATTGAACTGATAAATCAATTGAAGATTTTCTTTGGTTGTATGTCACAGTTACAAGCTAAATTAGCTGAATCTGAAGCCAAGTCTATGGAGTCCCAAGGTTATGAAGAACTTATGAGTTCTGCTATAGACATTGAATATGCCATGATAGAGATTCAAAAGCTTCAGGTAACTATTCGTGAGACTATGGTTTATCAAAGCCCTCAGGAATTAGGCGATTTATATACGAAGGTAGTTAAGCGCGTAGGTGTTATCCAAGAGCAGCAGGAAATGGCGCGTATTGAACAAAATAAAAAGGCTGCGTATTCAAGATGGTTACGAGAGCAATTCCAAAATCAAATAAAGCTGGAACTAGTTACAGTGTTCCTAGTAGTAGTATTTCTAGCAGAACTGTGGGCACTATGGATAAGTCTAATAACTCATCGTTAATATCTTTAATTGCCGCAGCTACGGTAGTAATTGCAATAGCCATTTCAGCACCTATTATGTTAGGTATGTATATGGACACTAGCAAAAATAATTATGTCGTTGAGTCTAAGTCTAAACAAGTAGACATAAAGATAGAGAAGTTAGATGACATGATTAAGTATAACGAAAAACTTCTTAAAGAACTTGAGAAGAGTAAACAAGGAAATTTATGATTGATAGTTACAAAGGCATGACTGCCGACCAAATTGAAGTCCGAGTATGGGCTTTCGTAGTTAAAGCAATTACCTCAATGGTATTTTTAATTGCTATGGGTGTTATGTGGGCTATTGCCTTCGAAGACCAATCTACAGTGTTAGCTCCAATCGATGCTATCTTCTTAGAAATTCTAAAAGCTATCGCCTTTATGGGTGTTGGTACATTAGGTGGTATCTCTGGTCGTAAAGCTGCAGGGGCAGTTGCAGAGAAACTAGCAGACAAACCAGAAGATGAAAATCTAGCTGGCTAACCTTACCTACCTTAGGTCCGAAGTCACTTCGGTTTTAGGTGTCCCTCGAATCTGTTGCGAGGTAACATGGAGGTAACACTCTAGGGCCTTATTGCCAAATAAGACTACAAAGGATACAGCGTATTGTTTTGCGGTGCTACGAAAAGCGCACTCTGGAATCGTAACCAGAACTAATTCAAGGAGAATATATGGCTTTTGAAAAAGGCAAATCTGGTAATCCTAATGGTCGTCCTAAAAAGGTTAACCCGTTAGATAAACCAACAAATCGTGACTTAAAAGAACGTGAATTAATTATGCTTCTTCGTAAGATTAAGCCACACGTTGCTAAGGCTATCACTTCTGCAGCTGAAATTATGCAGAATAAAGAAGCTAGTCATCAGAACCAATTAAAAGCAGCTACTATTTTACTCGACAACTATCGCAGACTTACATTGGATGTATATGACAGCGAAGATGCAGAAGAAGTAGAAGGCACAGAGATTCAGCAACAGAATGCTCCAATCTTCAGCCTTAAGGTAGTGAACGAAAATACATAAGGAATTAAATGAGTCAAGTAGTTATCGGACCAGCATCCAAAAAGCAAGAGATGTTTTTAAATAGTGATGCCACTATTACATTAGCAGGTGGAGCAGCGGGTTCAGGTAAGACTTATACTGCTTTACTTATTGCCTTAAAATTTATGCAGCATCCAAGAGCTACGGGAGTTATTTTCCGTAGGACTTCTAAGATGCTAACTGCACCCGGTAGTATCTGGCACGAAGCCGTAAACCTTTACACAAGCCTTTACCCAAATCTTCGTATCAGAACCCGCGAACTAGAACTTGTATTCCCTAACGGCGCTTTACTCAAGTTCAGTCACATGCAGCATGCAATGAACATGTATGACCATAAAGGTGGTCAGTATAGTTTAGTTATTTTTGACGAAGCAACAGACTTTGAAGAAGAAATGGTTGTGTACTTACTCTCACGTATGCGTAATGCTTACGTAGACTACACACCTCAAATGTTCTTAATGACTAACCCTGATTATAACAGTTTCTTACGTCATTGGCTTGAGGACTATTACCTAGACCAACAAACAGGCATTCCATTACCAGAGAAGACAGGTGATAAACGTTTCTTCTTCCGTCAAGGTAATACGATGATTTGGTACGACAGTTTAGATGAAGCTGAAGCTGTTCACGGCAAGGGTGACGAATCTGGTATCAGTTCATTTACGTTTATTGGTGCTACTTGTAGAGATAACCCTCCACTATTAAAAGCTCAACCAGATTATATCAGCCGCTTAATGTCCTTACCTCGCGTAGAGAAGGAAAGATTGCTAGATGGGTCATGGTATGCTCGTATGGAGTCTGCAGGGCTGTTTAAACGCGAATGGTGCGGTTTAGTTGACCTCCCTAATGGTAGGGCCAAGCAGCGCGTTAGAGCATGGGATTTCGCCTTTAGCAAGCCTTCTGAGCAGTATCCTAATCCAGACTGGACTCGTGGCGTATTAATGTCTAAAGATGATGCAAAAGTCTATACAGTTGAAGATGTTGTATCTTTACGTGACAGAGTGCATGAAGTTGAGAAATTAATCTTCCAGACTGCGTTGCATGATGGTCAAGGTGTAATTATTTCAATTCCATTAGACCCTGCTGCAGCCGCTGGCGCTTACGCCA